TAATAAAAAACCTAATAGGGCATTTTTTTGGCGGAATTTTTTTTGCCCTTTTTTTGAAATCAATCTTCGTTTTCGTATGAGGGTCTATCTATTTGATACTCCATGAGCATCGCAAATGTCTTTGCCCTCATAAATTTAAGGAACTCTTGTTCTTCAACAGGTCTTCTTGGTGAACCTGGCCATGACTCAACAGCATAACATAAGTGGTCATGAAACATCCTGACCTCACCTATGTGCATAGACCAATCCACCCAGAATTCTTCCTGTTCGTCGTTCATAGTGGTAGTTTTGCTCGGGAACTTCGCTTCAAAAAGTTTAATTCCATAGCGTTGAATTTAAGCTTCTCTTTGAGAGGCTTTGATAATAATTTAGGTACAGATTCAAGTTCAATGCTATTTTGATCACAGAACACGACGATAGCATCAATGTAATTCAGTTCATGGTTCTCCTGCACAAGTCTTTCAATTTCCTGTGCAAACTTGGCAGGACCCAGGAACTTCTTCTGGAATGCTTCGTCTAGTTCATTTGGCATTGGTGTAAGATAAATTGTTGGTGACAAATTCTTTGATATAACGAACTAGAAGTTTAATATACTCGTCTTTGTTCCGTTTGTCAAATACTTTAACCTCACCACTTGGGGTGACCATAATTGTGATGAGTTTGGTGACAGGAATACCTGTCATTTCATAGTACATACAAGCGTATGCAGTCTCTTGAACAAAGTAATTTTCTAACCACTCTTCTGGTTTGATTTTTTCTGACGTTTTGAAGTCAATGATTGCTAGTTCTCCTTCATACTCACCAATGCAATCGACTCTCCCTGCTAGACCAAGGTATTCAGAAAAAAGTGTGCGTTCTATCGCGTGAATATTATTTATCTTATCCAGATATTCTTTGCTATGAAGAAACATTATCTTAGATAAAGGACGATAGTCGTCCCAATTTAATTCTTTATTTTCTAAGTATGCTTGTGCAACCTCATGGTAATCAGTTCCACGGGTAGTTGCTTTTTTCGTAATTCGGTTAGCTTCTTCTTCTCCAACTCGCTTACGCCACTTAGCAAAAATCTGGCGATTATAGAAAGAAGTGACAGAAGTAATAGAAGGAACCCAGTCGCCATTTGGGACTTGATAAAGTCGGCAACCGGGTGTTTCTTTCTTATTGAGTTCAATGTCACCGAGATAATTATGATGAATAAAATCCATTAGTCATGAAAGTTGGGGATGAATGGTTCTTGACAATTTGAGGAGAGTTCTTTAATTGGAATTTCTTTCCAACTACCACCAACACCACCATCCATATTGACAACGATGTCACGGGTGGGAAGTTGTTTAGCAGAAGTCACATCGATGATATCCCCCGGAAGAGGATAGAAAGTATAATAGTGACCCTCCCACCTAGAATTTCTGGAATGAACTAGGAACAGTGCATCTCTTTCTGCACCACAGTCAGCAATTTTTTCCCCTCTGGGGTTATACACTGAGTAAATCATACCAGACCAATAGCATTCTTTGCAAGGATGTATTCTTTGACCAGACCAGAGCGAACGATGTCTTCAATACCAAACTCAATCAAGGAGAATGATTCCATCTTTGAAAGGATACGAGTGAAATCAGAAATACCATTTCTCTCATGAGTCTTTGTTAAGTCAGACTGAACACCATCACCAGAGAAAATAATCTTACTGTTCTCACCGATACGAGTAATAATTGAATCAAGTTCATGGAAGTTCAGGTTCTGACACTCATCAACAATCACGATTGCATTGTCAAGTGTAGTGCCACGAATGAAACTAGTGGACCAGAAACCAATTGTACCCTGAGTTTTAAGATTGCCATACAGCATCTCAAAGTCTGACTCACTAGGAAGTTCAAACATATACTTTACCATATTCTTGTAAGGAATCTGATAAAGAGATGACTTGTCCTCATGATCACCAGGCAGGAAACCAATCTCCCTGGTCGCTACAAGCGATCTGACGATGTAAATCTTCTCGTAGGGTGTCTCACCAGAGAGAACCTCTCTCAGGGCGTTGTAGAGGGCAATAAAAGTCTTACCTGTACCTGCACAACCATATGCAAATAAGTTCTTACCTGCTTTATAGTCTGCGAAAAATTTTTCTTGATTGTCTGTAAGAGGTTCAATGTCAACCAGGAGATCCGTATTGATTGGTTTCTTTCGGCGCATTTGTTTTGCCGTAAGTCCAACTCCAATGGGATCATCAGTCTTTTTTCTTCTAGGCATAAGTTAAATTTTAAACTTTTGTCGGGCAGAAGGAGCGTTTTGTGCTTTTTCTAGCACTTCATTCCAACCAGGTTTTGATTTGACGAGTTTGTCTTTCCACTCACCCACCTCACCAAACCCTGGTGCGTTGTCAGCAGTATAGTATCTTTCCCAATCAGGATTATCTTCACGCCACTGATCCCATGCATGTACGCTCATTACAACATCTTTGGTTTCTCCTGTGGTCTTGTTCTTTACTGGATAAGTCGCCATGTTTTTAAATGATATGTGAATATTTATTACCAATCAAGTGCTTCGGCACAAGTTGGGAACTGTTCTGCAAAAATCTTTTTGCATTCCAGAGCAATGTTCATGTGTTCCTTCTGCGTTCCGTTGGCAGATCTCAGAGTGATATAATGAATCCATGAACGAACTGAGCCGGACATGTAGAGTTTGGTGGGCACGGCGAGGGGAAGCACAAAACGAGCACACTCCTTTGCAATCGATGCGTCAAGCATCTCTCGATAGAGTTTCATTCCATCTTCAAAATGTTTTTCCATTTTGATTTGAAACTCTTGATTAAGAAATGGATCAACATCATCAATAGAATTCTGACGGTTCTTTGTATCCTGCCTACGAAGTTCAGGCAAAGGAATCTTATCTGCCAACATAGAACTGTCAGCATACCGTTGAGAAAATTCTTGATATGTGAAACTACGGTGCCTCAATATTTGAGCTGCCAGTCCCCTGGTAGTCTCAATTTCAAGAGTCATGAATGCCTGCTCAAACACAGACCAGTGATTGTGTTTGATACAGTAACCAAGAAGTTTAGCGTAGTTAGGATTCTCCTG